ATATGGAAGAGAACGCAGAACTCTTCATGGAGAAAATGGGTTTCCCTCATGACTCTGAAGGCTTAGATATGAATGACGACCAGCTCGTTAATTTCCTATTGCTCTGCCACCAAACGCAACATGGCGTGGGTGATGAGTACGAAGAGGAGATGATGGAAGAAGACATGTACGACGATCATGGCGACGGTGTTAAAGTCAAAGTCATGAAAGTTGGCGGTGGCGACGTTCACGAAATGATGAATGAGTTACTTGGAGGTTAAATGCCTGTAACAAAAGTAAAAGGTGGTTACAGGTGGGGTAAGTCTGGAAAGATTTACAAAACAAAGAAAGAAGCAGAGCGTCAGGGCAGAGCGATTTATGCCTCTGGCTATAACAAAAAGGGAAGGAAAGCGTAATGGATTGGATTAAAGGAAGATTAAAAGAGCCTTCAAGCTATGGAGCTGCGGCTGTCGTTGGTGTTGGTTTAGGCATTTTACTAACACTGCCAATATTAACCTGGGCAGGTATAGTTTGTGCTATATTTGGATTGGTTCTTAAAGAAAAATCAAGCGAATAAAAGAGTCTTTCTTTTTGTTAAAAGGTGGTGTATCGTAAAGATACCTTGACAGTCGCATTGGGCGATTGACATTTGCCAAGACAAGGAGATTGATATGGCTAATACAACATTTAGCGGTCCAGTCCGCTCTGAAACCACACTTAAAACGATAAGCAAGGATTCTACTACTGGAACAATTACAGAGGTTACCACAATCGGTGATGGTCCTGTAAGTCTTTCAGATGGTAACGTAACCTTAACTAACGCCACTCATAGTGGAAGAGTTTTGCTTGTCCCAGATGGTGGTCAAGATAATACTTATACATTACCAGCGCCAATTGCTGGATCTGTTTTTAGATTTGTTTATGCAGGTGGTGCGGCTGATGCAACAGATGCGATAATTGTCACACCAGGCAATACTAATTTTTATGTTGGCGGAGTAACATTTTTAGACACTGATAATGAAGTAAGTGCAGTATTTTCTGATGGTAACTCAAATAGCAGTATTCAATTAAATGTCCCTGCTGGTTTTGATGTTACAATTATTGGTAAAGATTCTACAAACTATCAAATCTTTGGAACTGTTACAGGTGCGACTGCACCTGCGTTTGCCGACCAGTAATAAAAGGTTCTAATTAAGGTAGGGGGAAACCCCTACCACTTTTATAAAGGAGAATAATATGGCTGATGCTGTAGCGACGCAGACACTCATAGATGGTGATAAAAAAGTAGTTCAAAAATTTACTAATATTTCTGATGGCTCTGGTGAATCTGCGGTTGTTAAAGTTGATGTAAGTGCTTTAGCTACAAATTCTCGTGGCGATGCTTGTACAGGTGTTGTCATAGAGAAAATATGGTGGCAGTGCATTGGAATGAAGGTTCAAATACTTTGGAATGCTTCAACTAATGTTTTTTGTATTGAACTAGGTGAAAACCAAAGTGGCAATCATGATTACACTAATTTTGGTGGCTTGCCTAACAATGCTGGTAGTGGAAAAGATGGAGATGTTCTTTTCACAACTATAGGTCATACCAGTGCAGATACCTATACAGTAATTATGTCTATGCGGAAAGAGTATGGCTAAATCTAAAAAAGGCGAAATGCCTAAACGTAATAAGAAAAACTTCCGCCCCACAAAGTCTGGGGCGGGAATGACAAAAGCTGGTGTTAGAGCTTATCGAAGAAAAAACCCTGGCAGCAAATTAAAAACAGCTGTTACTGGTAAGGTAAAGCCCGGAAGTAAAGCAGCTAAAAGACGTAAATCTTACTGCGCTAGATCTGCGGGTCAAATGAAAAAGTTTCCAAAAGCGGCTAAAGATCCTAATAGTCGTTTGCGTCAAGCTCGTAAAAGATGGAAGTGTTAAATGGCAATAAGTCGTAGTAAAATGAAAAAACAAGTTACTAAGCCACCTCAAAAAAAAGATGATATGCCTAGAGGTTTAACTTATTTTAGAAAGGGTGGAGCCGCTTCAAAAAAATCTAAAGGTAGTAAAATATGCCCTTCTGGAAAAGCATGGGCTAAAAGAACATTTGATACTTATCCTTCAGCTTATGCAAATATGGCGGCTTCTAAATACTGCAAAGACCCTAATTACGCTAAAGGCGCAAAGGGCAAGAAAAAGAAGAAAAGCTAATGGGTGCGCTTAAAGATTGGGTAAAACAAGATTGGGTTCGCATCGGTACTGATGGGAAGATAAAAGGTAAGTGTGGTACTTCTAAAGATAAGAAGAACCCTGACCGATGTTTGCCTCGTAAAAAAGCTCAAAGTCTCTCTAAAGCAGAAAGAGCCAAGACTGCTCGTAAGAAAAAAGCAGCAGGAGCAAAAGGTAAAACTGTAGTTTCCAACACTAAAAAAGCAAAAGTTCGCAATATGAACGATGGCGGTGTTGTAGAAACTAACTCTAAACGTAAATTTAATGGTGAAAGCATACCTGGAACTGCTGTTGCAAGGGGTTGTGGTAAAGTAATGTCTAATCGAAGAAAGCGTACAAAAGGCGCTGTAAGCCAATCATAAGGAGTTTATCATGGCTATGAAGAAAAAAGGAAACAGAAGTGGAGGCAAAATTCGTCGTATGTCTAAAGGTGGCGCAGCGGGCGGTAAGAAAGTTCGTCGTATGTCCAAAGGTGGGGCTGCTGGTGGTAAAAAAATTCGTCGCATGACAAAAGGCGGTGCAACTGGTGGTAAAAAATCACTTGCAGCAGCAAGAGCTTCACTTCCTTCTGGTTATAAAATAGTTAAAAAATAAAGTATGGCTTATTTGCACAGCAATATACCTTATTTTAAAGCATGGGTTCGTCGTGAATACACTCACAACCATGAGAATTATCACGGCGAATTTCTTCATGCTATGGTTATTGGTGTAACAACAATACCGAATAGATGTTTAAGTTTTCAAGTTATATTTACTGGAAATGAGGCTGAAGGAGAAAAAGAAGACACAGTACATGGTGGTGCTATGTGGGCGCGTATGCCAATAACTGCGCTTGTTGGTGACATTCCTTTAGAAGAATGGCCTGAGCCAATGGAAACATATGATGCACAACCTTGGGACTGCGCCTCTCATTATAACTCTGTTTATGTTATGGATAGAACTACTCCTTGCCCCTGGATGGCTAAAATAAATGGTCAAATGTATCCTGCAAAATATTTATTTACTGTAGACTACACTGAATCAGAAATAGCAGATGACCCAGCGCAACATAAACAAAACCATGTACTTGAGCTATTAGATGCTGGAGAATGGACAGGTAATGTTGTTGCGTTACCTAATAATCGTGTGCGTGTAACTCACCCTGCTTGGTTTCAAATTGGAGAAGGCGCTCCTGATTTTAAACCATCTCAACATATACACTATTCAAAAAGTGATTTAGACTATACACTAGATGTTAACAGGGTTTTTGATAACCTTTATAACGAGGAATAACATGACTGTATCAGGATCGAAAAATTTTGAATTAGACGTAGCAGATTATATTGAAGAAGCTTTTGAACGTTGTGGTTTAGAAGTTAGAACTGGTTATGATCTAAAAACTGCTAAACGTTCTATGAACCTTTTATTTGCTGATTGGGCTAACAGGGGTATCAATCAATGGACGATTGCACAAAGAAGTTTCACTGTTACAAGCAATGATGGTCAATATGATTTAAGTGCAGATGTAATAGATATTTTATCTTTGGTAATACAAAGAGATAGCACAGATTATTCTTTAGACAGAATAAGTAGGGACGCTTATTTAAATATTCCTACAAAATCTACTCAAAGCAGACCTACCCAATATTTTTTAGATAGGCAAATAACACCAAATTTAAAATTGTGGCCTTTGCCAGATAATAGCACAGATGTTATATATTACGATGCTTTAATTCGTTTAGACGATGCAGATACATTCGTAAATACTGTTCAAGTTCCTTTTAGATTTTATCCAGCGTTAGCAGCTGGCTTGGCTTATTATATAGCGGTTAAAAAGGCTCCTGATAGAATACCTTTATTAAAACCAATGTACGAAGAAGAACTAGGTAGAGCTATGGATGAAGATAGAGATAGATCTTCTTTTCAAGTCTCACCTCAATTGAGAAGTTATAGATATGTCTAAGTATGCCTCAGATAAACGAGCATACGGTATATCAGACCGTTCTGGCTTCAGATACAGACTTAAAGATATGCGTAAAGAATGGACAGGTTTACTTGTTGGAAAAGATGAGTGGGAATCTAAACATCCTCAATTAGAACCAATTAGAACAAGGCCAGATCCTCAAGCTTTAAGAAATCCAAGACCAGAACAAAATTTAACTGAACAAAGATCATTACAGTATGGGTTTGATCCTGTTGGTTTTTTAGATATACCAGGAATAACTCCAGACAATAATTTAGTTTCTACTGGATCAGTAGGAGAGGTTACGGTGACAACAACATGAGTTTTACATTTACAACATTAAGAGAAGCAGTGCAAAATTACACTCAAAACAATGAAACATCTTTTATTGCTAATATGGGTACTTTTGTAGAATTATCTGAAGAACGTATTTTAAAATCTATTCAATTAAATGTTTTTAAAAAAAATGCAGCTGGTAATATGACTTCAGGAAATAAATATTTAGCTGTTCCTAGTGATTTTTTAGCACCTTTTTCTTTAAGCATTACAAATAGCAGTAGTTTTGAGTTTTTAATGTTTAAAGATTTAGATTTTGTTGAAAGTTATAATCCAAATCCAGCAACAACTGGTACGCCAAAATATTATGCACAATTTGATGTTGATAATTTTCTCATTGGGCCAACACCTGATAGTTCTTATGTTTCTACATTAAGTTATTTTTACAGACCAGCTAGTTTAACTGAAAGCCAATTAACGTTAACAGTAGGGGCAACCGGGAGCTTTACAAACGGTGAAAAAATTACTGGCGCAACAAGTGGTGTGGTTTCTACTATTAAAGCTATTCCAACTTCTACTACGTTTACGATTTTAGTTCCTTCTGGTACGTTTACAGATGGAGAAACAATTACTGGAGCAACAAGTGGAGCAACAACGACTGTAACCTCTACTGGAGCTGACACAACTATTAGTTGGTTGAGTGAAAATGCTGAAATAGCATTGTTATACGGCACTTTAATAGAAGCAAGTGTTTATATGAAGGAGGAGCAAGATATTATGGCTATGTATAGCTCAAGATTTGCAGAGGCAATGTCAAGGTTAAAAAATCTTGGAGAAGCTAAAGAAGTAACAGATCAATACAGAACTGGTGAAATTATAAGGCAGAAAACATAATGTTAACAAATTCACTTAGTATGTCAAATGACTTTTCTGTAACAGTAGAAACCACTAATAATAGAGGTTTTACTCCAGAAGAAGTAGCGGTTCGTTGCGTTAACAGAATTATAGGAATTTCTGATAATGCTCCACCTGCTATTAGAGACCAAGCTAACGCTTACAGAAAAGAATTAGAAGCAATAGTTGCAAATTATATGCATCAGGCTATTAAAAGTGATAGAACTACTGTATATAACGCAATTAGAGATTCTGGAAACCCTAAACTAGCAGAATATATAAGGAGAATGTGATGGCTTTTACTGGGAATTTTTTATGTACCTCATTTAAACAGGAGTTAATGGAAGCAAAACATAACTTCTTAGCTTCTGGGGGCAATACTTTTAACATTGCTTTGTACACCAATAGTGCAAGTTTTACAGCAGCAACTACTGCATACACAACTAGCAATGAAATAAGTGGAACAAACTATAGTGCAAAAGGAGGCGCACTTACAAATGTAAATCCAACAACAAGTAGCACAACAGCGTTTACTGATTTTGCAGATGAAGTTTTTTCAAACGTAACTATATCAGCTGTTCGAGGAGCTATGATATTTAATGATTCAGCGTCTGGAGACCCTAGCGTTTGTATCTTAGACTTTGGTGCAGACAAAGCAGCAAGTTCTGGTGATTTTACAATTGTATTTCCAACAGCTGATGCGAGTAATGCGATAATTAGGATCGCCTAATGTCCAATGCCATTGTTGCGCTTTTAGGGTGGAATAGCTCTACCAGAGGGTGGAATGAAGGCGCTTGGAACGCAGGAATTGCTTTACCTGGCGCTACTAGCGCAATTACTGGACCTGCGGTCAGTGGTGACGGTAACATTGGTGTTACTGGCACTAACGGCACAGGCGCAGTTGGTTCAGTTACTGTTACTGGTGAAGCAAATATCTCCGTCACGGGTGTTGCAGCAACATCCGCTTTAGGTAATACATTTGAGACTTTAAATGGCGTTTCTTCCACTGGGGCAGTTGGATCTGTAACTATTACAGGAGATGCTTCTGTTTCAGTTACTGGAATTGCAGCAACAACAGCTTTAGGAAACACATTTGAGACTTTAAACGGTGTTTCTTCCACAGGTGCAGTTGGCTCCGTAACTATTACTGGTGCAGCGAACATTTCAGTTACTGGCGTTAGTGGCACAGGCGCAATTGGAACAGTAACAATTACAGCCACTTCAAACATTTCAGTCACAGGTGTTAGTGGCACAGGGGTGATAGGTTCTTTAAGAGCAACATGGGGTCAAATAATACCAGATCAAAACGCAAATTATCAAGAGCTTGTGCCAAATCAAAATCCGAGTTACAGTAGCGTAACTCCTTCTCAAACTCCGAATTGGGAAACCGTAGAATATAAGAATACTATAGCAGCATAGGAATTACAAAATGGCTAGTACATACGTTAACGATCTCAGGCTAGAAGAAATAGGTTCAGGCGAACAATCTGGTACATGGGGTGATACAACAAACACGAACTTAGAGCTTATTGGCGAGGCTTTAGGTTACGGAACAGAAGCAATAACAACAAATGCAGATACACACACTTCTACTGTAGCAGACGGTGCAACAGATCCTGCAAGATCTATGTATATTAAGTACACAGGAACATTAGACTCCACTTGTACAATTACAATAGCGCCAAATACTCTTTCTAGGGTTCATATAATTGAAAACGCAACCAGCGGTAGCCAAAGTATTATTATCAGCCAAGGTTCTGGAGCAAATGTTACTATTGGCACTGGTGCAGTAAAGATAGTTTATTTAGACGGTGCCGGGAGTGGCGCGGCTGTTACTGACGCTTTAGTAGACTTGGATCTTACAGGAACAACTACGGCAGCCGCTTTAACGTTGTCAGGAAACGCGGACTTTAATGGCGATTTAGACGTAGATGGTACAACTAACCTTGATGCAGTAGACGTAGATGGTGCAGTTAACTTTGCAGCAGACGTTACCTTTGCAGATGGTGCAGATATTATTACTGCTTCAGCAGGTACATCTAACTTTAGAGCAGGTGTCAACGCAGGTAACTCAATAGCATCTGGCGGTAACTACAACGTGGCTGTGGGTGACGAAGCAGGTACTGCTTTGACGACTGGTGATGGGAATGTGGCTGTAGGTTATCAAGCTTTGTCTACTGAAGATGCAAATGGCGAAAGTGTAGCTATAGGTTATCGTGCTTTAAAAGTACAAAATGCAGGAGCCGCAGCATATAATACTGCCGTTGGATATGATACAGGTGTAGCAGTAACCACAGGCATAAGAAATACACTTATAGGTGGTGTTGCAGGGTTAGTTTTAACAGATGCTGATTACAATGTAGCAGTGGGAATGAACGCTCTTAGCACAGACACACTAGGTAGTAAGTCTACTGCTATTGGTACTGATGCTTTACAAACTCAAAATTTTACGACTGCTACAGATAGTCATAACACTGCTGTTGGTTATAGTGCAGGTAATGCAGTAACCACAGGCATACGCAATACCCTTATAGGTGGACTAGCTGGAGACGCACTAACTGATGCGGATTACAACGTAGCAGTGGGTATGCAATCCTTATCATCAGACACACTAGGTAGCAGAAGTACAGCTCTTGGTTTTTCTGCTTTAGAAACTCAAAACTTTACAACAGCCACAGATGCTTACAATGTAGCAGTCGGCTATCAAGCTGGTAACGATATAACCACAGGCTTAAGAAATAATCTTTTAGGTGGCCTAGCAGGAGATGCCTTAACAGATGGAAATGACAATGTAGCGATTGGCTACCAAGCATTAACAGCAGACACGCAAGGAGATAACTCTGTAGCAATTGGCAATAACGCTTTGTTTAGTCAAAACGGTACAAACGGTAGCGTCTATAATGTAGCAGTTGGTAAAAATGCTGGATTTGCAATAACCACAGGCACAAACAATACTATAGTGGGAGGTCTTGCAGGTGATGCTCTTACAACAGGTAGTTTCAACGTAGCTTTGGGAGTTGCTGCTTTAGGTGCAGATGATTTAGGAAGCCATGCAGTAGCTGTTGGTTATGGCGCACTTGAAAGTCAAAATTATGCCACTGCTACAAATGGATATAACACCGCAGTAGGGTCAAATGCTGGTTATGCAGTAACCACAGGCAAAGACAACACCCTCATAGGTGGATTAACAGGTGACGCACTTCTTACAGGTGAGTTTAATGTAGCAGTAGGAAAATCCGCATTAAGTGCAGACACTGATGGAGGTTATAATGTAGGTGTTGGAGCTTTAGCTTTAACCACACAAAACTTTACTACCACTACAAATTCTTATAACACAGCAGTTGGCGGCTTGGCAGGTAGACGTATTACCACAGGCGTAAACAACACCCTCATAGGTGGTCTAGCTGGTGATCACTTAACTGATGCTGACTGGAATGTTGCTGTCGGTAACGGTGCTTTAACTGCTGATACTTTAGGCTCAAGGTCTGTTGCAATTGGACCGTATACTTTAGGCGCACAAAACTTTACAACAGCGACAAATGCTTACAATACGGCTGTTGGTGCTTTTGCAGGTGAGGTAATCAGCACAGGCATATACAATACCCTTGTTGGTGGACTAGCAGGAGATTCTTTAACGACTGGAGGATATAACGTAGCTATTGGAGGCTCTGCTTTAAGTGGAGAAGACACAGGAAGAAAAAATGTAGCTGTAGGAGCATACGCTTTATCGGTTCAAAACGGAGATGCTGATAATCACAATACAGCCGTTGGTTATAGCGCAGGTCTATCAGTAAGCACAGGTACACTTAACACTCTTATAGGAAGTCTTGCAGGTGATGCAGTTAACACAGGAACAGGTAACGTTGCTCTTGGAGTATCTGCTTTAGGTGCAACTACTACAGGAAGCTATAATATTGCTCTTGGAACGCAAGCCTTAGATGCAAACGTGTCAGGTTCGCATAACATAGGAATTGGGTTTGCCACTCTAGATGGTGATACGTTAGGTAGTAAATCTATAGGTATAGGTGGTTTTGCATTAGGTACGCAAAACTTTACGACTGCTACAGATGTACAGAACGTAGCTATTGGGTATAACGCAGCAGGATTATTAACGACAGGCTTACAGAATGTTATTATAGGTGGATCAGCAGGTGACTCTCTTACTGATTCTGATGCTAATGTTGCTATTGGGTATAGTGCTTTAACGGCAGACACTTTAGGTAGTGGTAATGTTGCAATTGGACATAGTTCACTAGGTACTCAAAATTTTACGACTGCTACTAGCTCTTATAATACTGCTGTAGGGTTTTATTCAGGTCTAAATATAACCACAGGCATTAATAACACCATAATCGGTGGTCTTGCTGGTGATGCACTCACTGACGCTGACAACAATGTTGCAGTTGGGCAAGGTGCTTTAGGTGCTGATACTAAAGGAAGTAAAAATACAGCAGTCGGTCATTCGGCTCTTGAAGCTCAAAACTTTACGACTTCTACAAGTAGTTACAACACAGCAATTGGTTCTGACGCTGGTAAAGCAATCACAACAGGAGTGCAGAATACAATACTTGGTAGTTCGGCTGGTGATGCTTTAACAGACTCAGACTTTAATGTAGCAATAGGCTCAGGTGCTTTAGGTGCAGATACATTAGGTACAAGGTCTGTTGCTATTGGTGCGGATGCTTTAGCAGCCCAAAACTTTACTACTGCTACAAACACTTATAATGTTGCAGTTGGTATAAATGCAGGAGCAGCAGTAACTACAGGCATTCAAAATACCCTCATCGGTGGATCGGCAGGAGATGCTGTTACGACAGGGGGTCAAAATACTGCCGTTGGAAATGATGCTTTAGGTGTTTTGACTGAGGGTTCTGACAATGTAGCTGTAGGTAAAAATGCACTAGAAGGTGATACTAAAGGTAGTAGAAGTATTGCTATCGGTAGAAATGCTTTAGGAACACAAAACTTTACAACTGCTACAAATGCTTACAATACAGCGGTAGGATATTATGCAGGGTCAACTGTAACTACAGGCGACAAAGGTGTGTATCTTGGTGCTGGAGCTGGAGCAAACGAAGGTGGAACAATAGGGGCGGCTGCCGCTGATAACAATGTTTGTATTGGTTACTATGCACACCCCTCTGCGGATACTGGCGCTAATCAAATTGTTTTAGGTAAAGGTACATTAGGTCATGCAAATAGTACGTTTGTTTTTGGTAAAGATGCTGGTTCTGACAGAGTACATAATACATTTACTTCTAACGCTACTTTTACTAGGGTTTCTGATGAACGTTACAAGAAAGACATACAAACTAATACTGATTGTGGATTAGATTTTATTAACGAGTTACGCACTGTAACGTTTAAGTTTAAAGCAAAATCTGAAATACCTAATACCTTACCTGACTATGACGCATCAAAAACAAATGCGGAGCATACAGATAAGTTATACGGTTTAATTGCTCAAGAAGTTAAAGCTGCTTTAGCAAAACATAATATTACAGACTTTGGTGGTCACTCTGAAGAAGAGTCCAGTGGAATACAAGGTATAGCACAGTCCATGTTCATCTACCCATTAATTAAAGCAGTGCAAGAATTAAGCGCAAAAAATGAAGCTCTTACTGCAAGAGTAACGGCACTAGAAGGTTAAACATGGAACTAATGCAACGCCACTTTCCAAACATAGGGGTTGTTGAAGGACAACTCCCAGAGGATGTTGTGGCTAACCTGTGGACTGTGATTAACGAGGCAAGAGAAGAGCCAGATGACATGAAGCCTGAACTTGCAGGTAACATCAGCTCCTCTATACGCCTTGATGGTGGATCACCACTGCTAGAAGAGTTTGTCGGTGAGTTAATCCCTAAGTTTATGGACAGTCACATTGAGGCGTATGGCCCACCTTGGCGAACCGTTATGAAGGAAGGTGAAGGGTTTAACTTAGAAAGCCTCTGGGTAAACTTTCAGAAGAAGCACGAGTTTAACCCACCGCACGATCACGGTGGAGTCTACAGTTTTGTAATATGGATGCAGATACCTACATCCTTTGCAGAACAGCGCAAGCTACCTGTATGCGCTGAGTCAAATGCAGATAATCACATATCTAACTTTGCGTTTAGTTACACAAATACACTAGGCAAGGTATCTACATTTGCGTATAATATGGAGAAGGAAGCAGAAGGTTATATGGTTATGTTTCCTGCACAAATGCTCCACCAAGTTTTTCCGTTCTATGAAAATGACGGAGAAAGAATATCAATCTCAGGTAACATTAACATAGAGGAAAAATAAAATGGCAAGAGAAACAGATCAGATTGCACAAGACTACGCAGCAATGCTGGGCAGTGTAAGTGTAATTACAGAAGTTATAAAGACACACGACAAAGGTGGTTCAGCAACACATGAAGACTTTTGTGGTGATATGACGACAGCAGAAAAGAAAGAGCGTGTCGCTAGAAGCAAAGGTTACTTAGATCACATGAAGGCATTAGAAGATTGGGGTAGTGAAGATATGACTCCAGTAACAAATGCGATTAATGCTGCTACAACCTTTATAGGTTAAACAAACCATAACATAGGGAGAAAATTATGGCTGAAGAAAAAGAAAACGTTGTTACAATAAACGGAG